CCATATAGCTGTAGGCCCATGCCTGGGACACGGGGAGGCCGTTGCTGACCATGGACGTTAACGCCAGGGCTTTGGGATATACTTTGTCGTCTCCCTGGCTTTCAAACAATTCTTCATCATCACCGGGCATAGGAGCTTCAATTGTCTCGTAGACGTAGCTCTTGGACAAGGGTATCCCCTTGTCGAGTATTTTGCCGATACGGTCCACGGCGGCATTGCGGTCTTTGACTTCCTTACTAGTGGGGGCGAAATAAGGCAAAGACGAATCTTCATTTCCAGCTGGTCCGTTAAAATCGAAAACGGCAGTCAATAACTGTTCATTCATGACTTCCGCGACCCAGTCCGCGGCGGCGTCAATGATGTCGCTCCGGACATTGTAGTGGACTTCTCCCAAGGCACGGCTCCCGGCTTCGCCCGGCGAGGAGGTCAAGGTCTGCCCCAATATCAGCAGGTCGCAGGCGGTATCCGCCATATCAATCATCTGGTTTTGCGGGTTATCGCTGCCCTTGTTGGACGGCTCCTTGAGTTCAAGAGTGCTGCCAGTAGGTGCGGCAGCCCAAGCGGCGGCACCCATGTTTTCAAGCATGGACTCCATAATATCCTTTAACTCCGGGTCACTCTTGTCATAAGTAGCCCAGCGGATCGGTTGCCCAAAAATTTGAGCGAAATTTAGCAGCCAGTCCGCGCTAAAATTGGCCGCGCACCAATACCAAGCAAGAGAGCGCAACAATGCCCCGCCGGACGGATGGCCGAAAGAGACGTTATTGACAGCCACTAAGAATTTGCTCGGGAGGAAATCCCCTAGGGTATCAGACCCAGGGGACCGCATTCCGAACAATCCGCTTTCCACGTCCCATCCATACCAGCGGGGATGGACTTTCCGCGTTTGGCGAGGAAGCCACGCTTGCGGCATGTGGACACAGCCACGAACTTCCCAGTCAATTTCCCATACTGTGACCCCGCAGAACCAGCCGTCAAGCAGTCCGTTGACTGTCCCACGCCAACCTTGGCCGTTCTCGCGGTAGTTACCTTTCATCCCGTCCCTGGTACGTTCGGCCAGATGTTTCATCTCTTCCCGTCCTTCCTCATCCTGGACATTCCACTGCAGGCCGCACACCGCATTTTTCAGTTCGGTTACATTCTTCACCAACCGCGGCCAGGTCCGGCACATGAGGTCATACAGGGCATGTTCTTCTTCAGGGCAATCTCCGTTCAGGGATGCGTCAAGTACGCGGGCAATGTAATCCGGAGTTACCCAGGCTAGGTCCGGCATCATCCAGCGCGGACGCGCAGGGGGTATGAGGATGCGTTGTAGGTCGGATGCCTGACGGGCGTTTTTAGCCGCTAAAATCTGCTTGACGGTCATTGACCCGGCTGCGGGTGGCAAGCTCGCGCTAGAGGGTCCGCGGTGCGCCGCGGAGGCAATATTCTTTTTGAGGGTGATGGTCATGTTTATTTACGGTTTAAAGTTCTTCTCTTGTGGTGGTATTTACCCCGGCCACGGCCCATGATGACGCCGTCCACCGTTTCACGTGTCCAGGTGCCTTCTTGCGCTTTCATTGTCAGGGAATGATAGGCGAGAGCCAGGGCCCAGAAGAGGTCGGCGTGGCCGCTGTCGGTCCGGTCCGCGTTGTAACAGACCAGTCCCGTCTTGGTGTAGCCTTTTTCAATAGCGGCAATATGAGCTCGCAGGAGGTCGTGGTTGGGGATGATGATTTTTCCGGCTTCCATAGCCCGCGCCAGATTGGATGCTAGTTCTTCCTTTGTAGCATTATTGAAAATGACGCCGCGCACTTTGTGCCCGTTCTTCCGTTCCTTGGCGTCCATAACATACTTGTCGCCTATACTTGTCTGGTCGATGACTACCAGCTTCACGCCCTCCGTTCCGGTCATCTCGTCGAGTTTTTTGTCCCGGCTTTTCCAGGAATGGTCTTTGTGATAGTACACCAAGCGGACGATAAAGCGGTCGTGCCAGGGCTTGAGCGCAATGTAACAGTGCAGGTCCGACATGCGCGCCACGTCCACGCCAATCCCAAATTCTCCTTCTTCCTCCGCAATATTCCCCGCGGCGGAAGCATAACGTTCATTGGTACATGCAATGATCGTGTCCCAGGGGATAAGCTGCCCCGCCGTATCCTGCGGTACGCACATGTATTCTTCCAGATAATCGGCTTCTGTAAGACATTTTGCCCGGCAGGATTTGAGGAATTCCTCATGGGTCATTGACTTGCCCGTCTTGGCGTTGATGCGTTCGACAATGCCTGCATTCACCGCGTCCACAATGGTGACTTTATGGAAGCTCCATCCCATCGGATTGCCGTTATTGACACAATCGTTAATGAGCTGGTTAAAGACGGATTGTTTGCCGCGGTGAGTCGAGATGACGATGCGCTGGCCGCCCCACTGCGTCACGGCGGAGGATACCTTCAACAGTTTCTGCTGCTGTTTATGAACCGCATATTCATCCAGTACCACACAACCACGCTTGCCTGCCAATACATCCGGGTTGCTGGACAGGGCAAAAATGGTCCGGCCTGTGGAAAAAGTAATGCTGAAGACCGTTTCGTCTTCAATGATTTCTTCTCCGAGTTCAACGGCCCCAAGATTATAGATTTCCGCCCATTTTTTGCAGTCATCGACAAACAGTTTTGCCGCAGTCTTGTCCCGCGAGCATATCCACCAATCATATAATGCGCCTTTTTTGACGCAGGCACGCACCGCCTTGAGGGCGGTGTATTCCGAAAAGCCCTCCTGGCGGCCTTTTTCCACCAGAATATTGTCGCTTTCGTCTTCCAGGTAACTCGCCTGGTAAGACATGCTCCGCGGCATCCGTTCCGCCTTCTTGATAACATGGACCTTGCTCATGGCGTTAAATCAGGTTCATGGCATTTTCAATGGCGGCAATTTGTTCTTCCGTGAGGCCATTGCCGGATTGGGCCTTTTTCTGGCTGGCCGCTTCCGCCGCGGCGGCTTCGCGGTTTTCCCGGCGGATGTCCGCCATTTCCCGGCGAAGGGACATCATGAGTTTGATAATATCCAGCATCTTGCCGGGCTTGTCGGCAATCATGGTTTGGATGTCGGACACGTCCAGGCCGTCAAGTGCGCCTTCCAGCATGTCCATGGCAGCCGCCAGTCCGGCTTCCGCAGGGCCTCCCTCTTCCGTGTATTTTTTGAGCAGGTCCACTTTCCAGGCATAGCGGTCACGGGCGGCAACCAAACGTTCCTGGCGGGCTAACCAGTCCTTGTGTGCGCCCTTGCGGTAATTGGTGACGTTCTGGGCATTAACATTGGGGTATCCCTCCGCGGCACACAAGGATGCCACATCACGCCAGGTTCCACCGTCGGCCAGACATCGGCTGACGGCATCCTGGACCCTGGCAGGCATGCGGCTGATTGCCGCCGCGGCTGTCCGGACGGTGGTCATGACAGCAGGGCCTCCTTTCCCGCGGTGAGAATTTTCCAGCGGACGCCAAACGGAGAGGGAGGCAGGCGGAGGACATATCCCAGGGCAGACAGGGTTTCCAGTTCCGCCTCTACCTGGCGGTGGTCAAATCCGGCAAGCCTCACTTCTGTAACCAGTTTTTCCGTGGACATGGAGAGGCCACCGCTGATGTTCAGCAGTTCAAGGATAAGCTGTCTTACTTTCTGCGCTTCGGTCATGATGGTGGGATTTTAAAACAATTCAGGCCGCGGCTTGCACACCGCGGCCTGAA